TTATTTTTGGAACGTAAACCTCTTTTATTTCAATTTTTGGTATCTTCGTCATCTATATCTCCAATAGAAATAGACCAACCATCTTTTCCAAACGTACCTTTTTCTATAACTTTAGGTTTTTCTTTTTTCTCAAAACTATCGTGATACTTTTTTATCTCATTATCAAGTTCTAAATTAAACTTCTGCATACGCAGCCAATGAATTAATTTGTCTATATAGTATTTTATTAGTTTCTTAAAAAATCCAAATATCATAAAGGTAGCATTGGGCCTGTTACTTTTGGTAATTTTTTGTCTATTTGATTAGGTAAGATTTTGCTTACACTTTCCATAACTTTTTCCATCATCATCGCTTCAAATTGTGGACTGCTTACCCATTTGTAGGTAGCGTACCCTGCTCCAATAGTTGTTAATGAAATTACGAATGATAGGATAGATAAAATAGATGAGATTTTATTTAACATGAGAGATGCGTTTTTAAAAGCATTAGTACCTGTCACCATTATAACCTTCACAGGAATTATGGCTTTAGCTCCCTTGTATGTAACTTTAGGAGTATTACAACGTCAGTTAAATACTAAAACTGCCCCATAGGTACGACTATTGGTGGACTTGGTCTGTAATATCCTGGAGGAATACAAGGCATCCTTCCACATTTTTTAGGTTTTTTTGGCTTTGGCATACGGCATACAACTACACTACCATTATCTTTACATTTCGGTTTTTTACCCTTATGCCTACCTTCTGGCGAAACACCAGCTTCGGCTACTACAGGAAGAAATAAACTTATAGCAAAAATTGTTGTGATTAATTTTTTCATTACTCCTCGTCAGAGTTTAATTCTTCGTTACACATTTCAATCTTGCCATTAATCTTAATAATCTCCAGATTAAGCTCGTTCATTTCGCCTTGAAGTTTAGATACTTTATTAGATAACTCTGTACCTTTTTCGATAAGTGCTTCTTTTTTAGCAGCAAAATCCATAAAATTTAAAAAACTAATTTATTATATTGTACTACATTTACCAGGAATGAGAAGTAGTAGTAGCACTATATTGTTCTTCTATTTTTTTATTTAAATTATTCTCTATATTTGTTATTTCATCCGTGCCTAGTTGATTTTTTGCCCATCCAATTACCATATCCTGTGTTACATCTGCAAAAGGAATCATAGTGTCAGGTATGGCAAGTGAAATCATAAAATCAGCAACAGATTCTTTAGTGCCATCCGATGCAATAATTATTATATTAATTCGACTGATACGTTGATCTGCTCCAACTGTATATCTTTTGGGAATATGCCAAGTGTAATTTATTGCCATAGTTAGCTGTAAGGTGACGTACCAAGAATACTACTATTCCACTGTGCCTTCAATGCTGCTGCATCTGAAGCTGCTGCTATTCCAGAATCAGCAGGGGCATCTCTTAGTGCTTGTTTCTTAGCAACAATATCTGTTGTAGATGCACTTGTCTCTTGTGCTATTTGAAATTCAATATCAAGAGCCTCAAGTAAAGGTTTCCTTGCATTTCTTATTTTATTTTTGTGTATTTCTCTGGCTTTTGCCATGTCTATACCAAATCCCATTTTTTACTCCGTGTAAGTCCAAGCATCTCTAAAACTCCTGTCAGTAGGAATTACAGATTTATCTACAATATAACTTGTCTTTCCGTCAGGAACATCCTTGGCTTGTATTTGTTCCACTGTCAAACCACAATTATCTGATGGAATTAATATGGCAACTATTCCATTGTCTTGAGTATAAATAATCCTTTTATCAGAATTAGACATGATTTCTTTAATTAATATACATATTTATTATTATTATGTTTCTCCAAAAATTGCAACATTTACATTGGAGGGATCTTCACCAACTCCAGACGAATCATCGCAACTTACCTGACAACTGCTAGTAGTTCTTGTATTATCACCTCTTACAAATGAAAATCTAGATGTACCTGTTAAACCAACATAATTAGCATTAGCAAAATTTGTTGAAAAGTTAATAGTATAATTTCCTGTTCCACCTGCATCTGCTACTGAAGTTACACCAAAGTCATTAGTTATTGAAGGTGTTCCAGTACCATCTATTAATACCCAGACTTTAGCTCCTAAAGGTTGGTATTCAGGTGGTGCATTACCTTTCGAGACTAAAACATCGTGAGTATTTCCAACTGTATCTCCATTAACACCAAACGCACCACTATCTCTAAAGGTAAATCTAGTGGTAAGTGAAGTTGTACCATTCGCACACATTTGCATCCTTATATCTGTTCCCTTTTCTGTTGCTGAATGTGGTTCCGCAGCCCTAAAACTTAAAGATGCAGATGGTGGTGCTGGTATGCCACCATCAGAATCGCTACATTTAATTGCACCTAACTCATTACTACCACCTACAGATGAATCTCTTCTATGAAGTAAAACATCTGGAGCAGAACCATCAACAATAACTAAACGTGCATCTCCCGAATTACTGAAATCATTTTCAAGGCTACTATCTCCTATATTTAAAACACCTTTACCAGTAAGCACCATATAACCATTTACATTAGTACCATTGGCAACTTGAAATATCATATTTGCCCCATGAGTGCTGCTTGTCCAGGCCTCATTTGTTTTGGCTATGATCCTAGCTCCTAAATCAAAACCTGTACCATTAGTTCCTTGAAACTCAAGTGCTCCTAATGTTGAGTCATCTGGACACGCTGTATTTCCTGTTGCTCCAGCATTATGATTTTTTGTTAAAACAACAGTGGGAAAGTTAGTACCAGAATCTCCAACCCTTGTCACATTTATCATTGCTTCTGCATTTGAATTTCCTGTAACCTGCAATGCAGCATTATCATTCGCATCAACAAACTGAATTGTGTCAGATGAAACTAATAGTTTTTTAATTAGTGCATCTCCATTAACATCCAAGTCATGTTCTGGTGCTGAATTATTTATGCCAACATGATTAGTTGATCCGACAATGGTTAAATTATCTTGACCAGATAATCTAAAATTCATGTTTCCATGAGGGGTTCCACTATCATAATCAACGTTAATTTCTCCTAGTAGTCCACTATTTTGTGCACCACTATCGCTACTAAAAAATTGCAACCCACCTAATATTGTTCCAGAGGCGGCTGAAGTGTCTGTATCAGTAAATCTTATTAAATTACCAGTACCGTTGTTATTGCTAGTTCTTATATCTATTGCATATTGATTTTGTCCGCCACCACTTGGCTGAGAATGAGGTGTATATTGAATATGACCATTATGGTCTATCTTCATATAACTAAGAGTTCCACCATCATTATTCATGGTACGAAGTTGTAATTCGACTGGTATTTTTCCAGTAGCTACACTTACAGCATTTCCTGAAAAATCAGGTGTAATTATCTGAGTTCTAATTCTATGACTTTCAGTAATATTAGTACCATCAGCACCACTAAAGGTAATTGATCCAAGCACATCATCAGCCTGTAAAGCAGTGCCTAAAGAATATGAAACTGTTCTATATTTATTAAATTCAAGAGTAGGGGGGCTAACATTGGCTGATCCTCTACCAATAACAATAGAAGCATCCGCACCAGTACCAGCTACCTGCAAAGCAGCATCATGATCACTACTGCTGGTAAATCCTAAAGGATTACTTTTATTTATAGCAACAATCCCAGTAGAATCTAAAGCAATAGCAGGGGTAGTATTACCATTTACCCTCAATGACATATTTGCGCCTTCTGCGTGTATTCTATTGTCGAAATTATTAGTAAGCTTTCCTTTTATACCTATCGTACAATCGTTGTTACTTTGTTCACTTGCAAATATAGCAACATTACTTGTAAAATCACCTGCATTAATGTGTAAAGGTGCTGCTGGATTGTCACCGACTTCGTCACCAACACCCAAAAACCCAAATTCGTCAAAACAACCAACAACTCTAGGGTTAATTGAAAGAGATTGACCTCCAGTAGTATAAAATTCAATTCTTGTACTGTGGTCACTATTGCTATGTCCAATTTCAGACCTAAAATTAATTTCTGCACAAGAACTAAAGGAATTATCGGCATTTTCCTGTGAGTATGCCGCTATACGACCTAAAATATTATCAGGACCAACATTAGAATCAACTCTTAATAAATCAATCCTTCCTCCAGAAGAATTGTATATTTGCAGGTCTGAAGTGCTAGTTCCTTGATGTGCAGCCTGTCCATTATTAAATAACCTACCACTTGAATCTATTGTCCACTTTAATGTTGTATTACTGCATAAACCTAAAACATTGTTAGCTGGCTCATTTAAACCATTAGCAGGTACACCAGTTCCAGTTACATTAATATTTGCACCCTCTATGGAACCAGTAACAGATAAAGAAGCACCTGTAATTGCTCCCCCTACTGTTAAAGTTCCAGATCCATCAATAGTTATAGCTGGGAAATGATGATTACTTGTTAAATCTTCAAAACCACTATTAGCAGAGTTACGTCTTTGAAATTTATTAGAAGTTGTATTAAATCGAACTGCTCTTGCTGGAAAATTTGATGTACTGACAGTGTCATTAGCAAACAAAGCCGCTAAATCTGTATCTCTATCTTTTAAACCACTTAAAAAGCTAGTATAGGTACTGGTTAATTGTGGTTCGTTAAAATCTGCCATTACCTATTGCACTTTTTAAATAAAGTATAAATCATATCTTATATTCTATCTACCTCTGCATTGCCATGTAAATATACCATCTACTCTAGTTCCTGCTTCATCAAATAAGAATACATGAAACTTTGTAGGGTCTGCAACATCTTCAAAATCTACAACAGCAAATACTTTAATTAAACTTGTTGTGATGTTTACATTTGCACTTGCGGTAACTGATTCAATATCTACAAAAGTCTTATTAAAGAAAACAGGAGTACCACGCTTGTTACTACCAGAAGTTTCAAAGTTTATGTTACCACTTGTTGTTCCTGATGCTGAGTCCGTAACAGTAAAAGTATTTGCATTTGGAACTGTATCAACCTGGTAATCACCTGATGTGCCATTACCAGAAGTGACATCAAACCCAACACCATCTCCAACTGCTAATCCATGATTTGATTTTGTGACAGTAATAGTTGTTCCTGATCTTGTATATGTTCCTGTGCCTAAAAGAACAACACCTCTACCCTGATCGCTTTTTTGTTTTACTTCTACTTTTAATCTTACCTGTCTCACCTTTAATAGATCATTTCCACCAGCCTGTGCAAAATCATATCTAAATCTTACATACTGAAAATTTGTACCGTAAATATTTCTTTGTTGTGCACTTGTTTCATTAACAATGCTAGTACTAGAGCCAGAACCAGTTACAGACGAACCAAAGCCTACAGTTGGGGTTATAGTAGTCGAACCAATATCATCAGATTGAATACTTGATTTAATTATAGAGGACTTAATATTAGTGCCTAAATTTAATATCTCCTGGAAATGACCTGTGGTTTCTGTAGGCATCAACCAATATGCAAAACCAGCATCTATCTGTGCTTGTGGTGTTGCAAATTGTGGGCTGGCATTGCTTCCTGTTCCAACAAAATGCTCCTGTATTGTTTCTGTTGTATTAACATTTGCATAGCCGACACCATCTTCTACATAAAAATTACTTGTATTTATAAAAGTAGCTAAACCACTTGGGGGATTTGTAGAAGCATCAAAGTCAGTTTTAAAATTTGTTATTAGAAGAAAATCTGGTGGTTCATCAACTACAGCATCAATGAAACCATCGTCACTTTCCATCCCTAATACATCTACTGCACGAACATAATACCTATAGGTTCCACTGGTATCTTCAAAACTAACAAAAAATGTACCTTGTATTCTTCCTAATAATTCAGCAGCAGAATAACTTTCAAAAGAACCATCTGTAGCTTGTTTTGATTTTTTTATTTCATAATGTTTAATAGGCAAACCATTGCTATTTGTAGCATCACTAAACCTCAAAAGTACATTATTATCTATTACCTCTGTCTCTAAATTTGATATGTTGTTAGGTCTTTGAATTGTAATATCAGCACTTCTTACTGTGCCTGTATCGTTATAAATATCTTTTGGCTCAATATAATATCTATAAAAAGTATTTTCTTTTGTTCCATTACTTCGTTTTATTTGTTCTTTAAACTCTGTTGCCATATGATTACCCCTGTTCTTTGCATTTGCAAAACTCTGTACTGTACCAGAAATATTAGATAGATTCGATGCTGTGGCCCTTTTTACTTTGAAATGTTTTAAAGGTAAAGAAAAACCACCTGTAAAATTAGTGTCTGGATTATATTCCAGCCAATCAACTGTCACTGTTAATAAATCTTGATCTATTGTTATTGCTGGTGTGTCAAAATAAGGTGCAGGTAATTCAGGAGCATTAATTATTATGTCTTGTGTTGATATACTAGAACTATTGTCGTTAACGTCAAATGCTCTAATGTGGTAGCGAGTAGTTCCAACAGTTTGTTTTACCTTTAAATTATTACCCGTTATTATTCCCTTATCTGATGCCTGTGCAAAAGTTTGACTTGTTGTTCCTGCTTTTACTTGAAATTCTTTGACTGTTATGCCTGATGTTGGTGGGGTATAAGTCCAGTTAAGAAGAACAAAACCATCCTCCATAATTGGGGTATCAAATGCGACAGTTCCAACTTCTACTGTTATATCAATAGAAGAATATGCACTAACACTACCAGCAATATCAACAGTTCTTATTTGAAAAGTTTTTGTGCCATTAAAATTAGCTGGTCTTATAAATTCTGTATTGTCAATTTTTGTAGTTTTACCATCAACTAAAACTTCAAAATGTTTTATTGCAAAACCATTTGCAGGTATTTCAGTACCATTAGTATCTGGGTTGCCACTTGAATCTCTCAAAGTTGTAAAATCAATAACTAATGATTCTATTTGAACTCCAGATGTTGACGTATTAATTACAGGTGCATGAGGTGTTGCAGGTGTGAAGGTAACTTTGTTTGCATTATTTGTAAATGATCCATCACTATATCTGTTGCCGTCATCTCTAGCCTTTATAAAAAATAAAACAGTTCCTAAATTACCTGAAGTTAGAAGTTTTACATTCTTAATTCCTATTTCAACGTCTGGTGCTTGTGCCCTTGTTAAAAAAGTAGAAGCATTTTTATTTCCAAAATTAGCATCTGCTACATCATTAGTATTGTTTTTATTGAAATGAATTTCATAACCAACAATATCTAAATCTTTAAATAGTACATCAGGATTACTACCGTTAAAACTATCGGGATCTGGTTCGTTTTCGTTCCAGGTAAGAATCAATCCTTTATTTGGATCAACTGTAACAGCTAAACCTGTTACAGGATTTGGGGCTGCTGTTTTTCCTTGTGTTAATACATTATTAAGTGATCTTTTTTTCGATAACTTGCCTCCAGTTGATATGCTTTGTACTCTGAAATCATAAAGACGATTAGGTTTTATATCTTTTAACTCAAATGTAGTTCCTTGAATATCTTCTATTTTAAAGTTGCCTTTTGAATATCTATACATAACTCTATAGTTTGATATACCATCAACACCGAGCCATTTTAAAGCCAACATTGATTTTACTTTTCCCTTATTTGTTTTCTTCTGTGTTGCATCTGTGTCTGCATTTTGATTTATAGTCTCTTTATATAATGACTCGGTAGTAGTTAAGTTTGTTGGTGGCAAAGGTTTAGCATTTATATTAGAAGCATCTCTAAATTCAATATCTGTACCAGAATCAACAGCAGAATAAAGACTGTGATTATAAGTAAGCCCTGTAATTTTAAATAATGAACCTTGTTCCTCAGTTACACTTATAACTCTAAATAAATCAGATTCTAAATTTACACTTGCAGTTGTACTTATTATTTCTAAAATCCATACACTATTTACTTCTGGTGCCGTAGGTGAACTATCAGTGGTTTCAAAATCACCCACTACATCAACTAAATTATCTGATTTTCTTAAAAAGTCTACTTCTTTTCTAGATACAGAATTATCTGGCATCACTACAGAAATCATTCTTGTATCTGTATAAGTTACAGTTACGTTTCCACTGTTTGTAGCTGAAGCGGAAGCGGTCACTGTAAAAGTTGTAGTGGAAGGAACAGTAGCTACTACAAACGCCCCATCAACAGCACTACCACTTGTGAAATCTAATGTAACTCTTGATCCTACTTCATAATAATGTTCAGATGCGGCTGTCACAGTAACAGTTGTGCCAGACTGACTATATGTGCCGTTTACAGTTCTTTTGCCGTATAGACTTGTTGTAACATCACTATCTAAATTAATTCTATCAGTTGTAGAAGTTGGAATTGACTTAATTCGACCTGCTCTTCTGAAATCGCCATTTCTTACTCTGTCGCTAATCCCAATGACTTGGCCTGGTCTTACATAAATTCCACTGTCAATAGATATTGTAAAAGTAACTGTTTCAGTTAATAGTTGTTCACTTTCTCTTGTCCATTTAGCAAGTCTCATTGCTTGCCCTTGGCTCGTGCAGCAGAAAGCATTTAACTCACGTTTTACTATTCCATATTTTGCTAGTGCAATATCACCACCAGCAGAAGTTGTTGCTGAAATATCACCTATTGTTGTGTTATCAAAAACGCTTTGTGTAGGAAATTGTACTCTAGAAGGTTTACGTTGTTCTATATCAAAGTATCTGACAACAACAAAAGTTGCTCTGTTTTTAATGTCACTGCCTTCGTATGTAAAATTACCTCCTACAACATTAGCTTGTGAAAATATAAACACAGGTGCTACTTCACCATCAGCAGAATATGTGCCTGAAGTCTGTGTTGCTGGTTTATCTTGAATTAAAGTTACACTACCTGCACTCCAAAAAGGCATTACACGCATAGTAGAACAAACAGCATTTATCAAGTCAAAAGCCTTAAATTCTTGATTTATAATTCCATTAAAAGCAAACCTGACTTCACTGCCTTCTCTTGTAAAACTTAATGTGCCAGAGGATGTAGAAGTAACAGTTGAAACATTTAATAATCTAATTTTTTGAGTGCTTATTCTTTTAACTCTATAAGTACCATTTGCAACATTATTACTACCTGAACCAAGAGTAAATGTACAGTTAAGAAAATCTCTATCACTTAATTTATGATTTGTTATCGTGCCTTGAGCATTTGTCGTGGTAACCTCTACAAAAGTTTTACCAGCAGTTTGTGTCCATGTTCCAGTTGTTACTCCACTCGCTTGAATAGCTCTATCTGAAACAAGTTCATTATTATATTGAGATATTGCTATAAAACTAAATTCATCTAAGGTTGTTGGATCAATATTTAGCCCATATCTTTCTTCTGTCAAAATATCCCAAAGCACCCACGCTGGATCGCTATGCCATGTATTTGTAAAGTTTGCATTACCGCTATTGCCAGCACCAGGCCACGTTCCAGAATAAGTTATTCTTCCAGCTAATTTACCACTTGTAGTAACTGAAGCAGTATTTGGTATTCGAGTTCTTAGTCCTCTTACAAAATAATTACGAACAGGTATTGAACTGAACTGTTCTGCTGATATACCAATACCAACTAAAGCGGTATTTGGATATGGATTATTGTCAAAAAGAATTTTAGTATAAGAAAACCATGTAAAACTATTAGCTACTTTTGGATCTGTAGAGTCATTCGTAGTCCTTTCTACTCTAATTCTGACATTACTTGTATAACCTGATTCTCTAAGCTCAAAAGTGTAGGTTTTTTGAAATAAATCTCCAGTACGGCCTTCTACTGTAAAAGTCGTACCTGAACCTGCACCAGCAAGGTTTTCAAATGCTCCACTATCGTAACTGACCAAAAATTTAAATGACACTGAAGAACCAACAATATCTCCATCATCTTTAAATTCTTGTAATACTGGAAAATTTAAAGTAAATGCAACGCTATCAATAGTATTTGAAGCATCAGTAATGGTTTGTGTAGCAGCAGCAGGTGGATTAGTTTTTGTTATTGCAGCAGAACTAACTGTAATTTCTGTTCTTGTTGCTGCAAAATCAGGTATAACATCTTGATTTGCTGTACCTCTACGTTGTCTAACAATAATATCTTCAAAATTTCTATCATCTTCTTGGATATTTGTAACGTCAGTATCAGCTTGTAATACTGGAGTATTGTCAAAAAAGATATCTTTTAACATTTCTAAGTGGTAGTTATCATCAGCAGTTGTCAAAGCCTTGCTTCTAGGAGTAGCAAAACCATCTATGTCTCCTTCACCTAAAGCATCTAAAATTTTTACAACAGCAACACTATCAAGATTATCTCCAGTAATATTTGCAGAACCCCCACCACCTTTACCGCCACCACCTCCAGCACCTTGAATTAAATCTAAATTATTTTTCTTATCTGAATTGTCCATTAATTATTGTTTAAATATGTCGAAGGGGTTAATATCATCTTTTACCGTATTTGTTTCTATAGCGGCAGAAATTACTGACGAACCAACTAATGCTTGCCCGTAAATTAAAGGTATAACAAGTCCAGCCCTACTAACATTTACAGGAGAATTAAAAGCAAAACTTTTCTCAGGATCTTCTTTTGGTGTTTGTGGAAGTGGGGTTAACATTTGAGTTATGCCTCCCAAAAGTAAAACAACACCAAGGTTTCCTACAGTAGCCATAAATGGACTTGCTACTGCCCCACCCGTGGCTACAAAACCCATACCTCCTGATCCTAAAGCAAATCCTGCTCCTGGAGCGATTATTGCAGCACCAATTAAAATACCTCCCAATAGAATTGAACCAAGTCCTCTACCACCTTCTCCAGTTATAACAGGGATTATTTTTATATCTCCTTTTCCAGCAGGGTAATGCAATTCTTCTAACTCAGTTGGTCTATCCTCTACTAATACTCTATAACTTCTATTCATCATGTAACTTTCTGCTTTTGGATAATATGCCAATAAGCATTTTATACTTTTAGCAACAGTCGCTACGTCTATTTCTATTTCTTTTACTCCTAAATGTTCTGCTAAATCACCGTATAGTTTCAGCTTACGAAGGCAAGTTTTCATAACGTACTATCCTCCCTGTAATTTTACGAAACCAGCTTGTATAAGTCTCTCTACATGATAGTCTACCTTGCATATGATGTAAAAGCTCGTTTCCAAAATCATCACAAATAACACCACAATGATTTAAAACCTCACCAGTTAAATTCATAAATAATAAATCATATTTTTGTAACTGCACATCTTTGCTTATTTCTTTAAAACCAGCTTCTTCGTAGCACTTTATAAATGTAGGATTCTTACAAAACTCTTCTGGTGTTTTTGGTTTTGGAAAGTCCATTAGTTTAATTCCAAGTTCAGCATTATAATATTCTCTTACCAGTTGCCAACAGTTTGTATCGTTCCAAGTCCATTGTCTACCTATAAGACTCTGTTTGTATTCTTTAGGAACAAAATCATACCACTCTTTTGTATGTGGATTGACAATATACCAATGCTTATTAGTTCTTGCAGCGCAAACTCTATCTGCTGGGCTAGCTATTGGACTTGTATGTGGGTGTGAATGAACTATGCCTTGAATTGCATCATTTCCATATTTATCTTCAATATCGGCATAATCTTCTGGGTCTAAAATAAATTGATCTGTTTTATAATTTGCTAAGTTTTTACATTCTTTGTAAACAAGTTTACCCTTTATATTTATCAATAATCCGCAAGATTCTTTAGGCGTTGCTTTTAATGCGTGTTCAATTGCTTTTTCTTTCCAGAGCATTAGTTAAAGAATCCACCAATACCTTTAAATTCATCTGGTAAATATTGTCTTTTAGGTACGTTGACACCAAATTGATCTATTGAAGCTGCTAATTCAAATGTACAAAAATTTCTAGTTTCTGCTGCTTTACGAGCTACTTCATAAATTTCTTTAGGAAATTCTTGTGTAAAATCTCCGATAGTATTGCTGTCTCCGTAGGGATTTGTTCCTGTGAAGTTACTATTAGGTAAAAATTTTGCTAATGTTCTAATTCTCGTCACAACCGCACCAACAAGATCATTTCCTACTGTTGTTGTATTAACCTCTTTTAAAATAGAGGACATTATTCCGATAGGAACAGCAGGTGCTAATAAAGATAAATTACTTATAGTAAGTTTTGGTCTTGGTGTCTGCTTTGTTTCATATTTAAAACCACTTGCTTGTATAGGGGCTGAATAATATGTATTACTATTCCAGCTAATATTGCCATTAGATGAGGTCAAGTTTGTATTATTGTGAAATCTATAGATTGTATTTGAACCATGTAAGTCAGTATTTAATTGAATTTCAAACAATTCAATAATTGGATTTGGATTTATTGATTGAAGGTTTTTATTTAGCTCACTCATTATGGCTCAAATACTTGTCTAAATGTTACTCGTACTACTGCTCTATTTAAATAAGGTACATTTTTATTGTAATTACCCTCTAAAACAAAGTTCATTGCACTTTCACCTGGAACTGTATAAGTGAAATTTGCACCATCAACAGCTCTTTCATCTAAAAAGTTAGTTAATATATCTGCATCAGTTTCACTTACTTCAAAAGTTAAATTAAATGTTTTTGCATTTTGATTAAGACCAAAAGAAACTCGATGTTCATAACCATCGCCAAAAGAAACAACACGAGTATTTGGTGCGTTTGATTTCTTAAAGTTATATTTTGGTACAAAAGCTGTACCTGCTGCTGTGTTAGGTAGGTTAGCCATTAATTATATAATATACCTCCAGGTCTTCTTTGTTGGATTAATTCTGCTTGTATAGCCTGTGATATAGCAGTTCCTAGCTGTTCAGCTTGACCCTCATCTCCCTCAACAGAGGATCCAGAAGCATCTACATTTACGGTAACGCTAGTTGAGCCGCCAAGGGCATTGTTTGCAGTAATCATTCCAGATCTACTCGGTGTGAATAATTCTGGACCACGTTCTCCTACCATGTACGATCTACCTTTTTTTACTGGACCACCGTTAGCCCTAACCCCTACTGTTAAATCAGTATGTTGACTTAATGGATTTCCCAATGGTCCTAAAGGTGCTCCCCCATATGGCCCTTTTTTACCGCCAAACATTCCAAATAATCCTCCGAGAAATCCTCCTCCTCCCAGAGTTCCACTAATATTTCCAAACAGAGTCATATTTATTGCTGCGTCTAGCATTTTATCAAGAACACTATTTATCATGTCGCCTAATGTAGAAGTTCCCTTAATAAGACCTTTTAATCCGCTTGCAACGTCAGTGGCAAGTGATTGACCTAATTGTTGGAACTCCTGTCTTATCTTTTCAGCCTGTTCAGCTTGTTTCTCTAATTCTTTGTTTTGTTTCAACAAATTTTCAATTTTATTTACATCTAATTCTTCTAACTTTGCTCCATCTTCAATCATTTCTTTTATCTTTGCATCAAGCTCTTGTGCCAGTAAAACCTCTTCATAATTACCATCAATTTTTGCCTGTAATAAAGCATTTTGTTGTCTTACCTTCTTCAGCCTAGAATCTTCAATCATATCTACAGTTTTCTGCCTTTCCAGACCTTCTCCTATTAGTGCAAGCTCTTCTTTTCTAGCGTCTATTTGTGCTTTTAAATCTGCTTGTTTCTTTGAAAAATCTTTAACTCCTTTTCTGCCTAAACCACTTCCCGTTCCCAATGATGCTAACTGTGCTTCTAAAGCTGCTAATTTTGGATCGGTTGCTGATCCTCCTATTTTTGCAAGCCTGTCTCTTTCTGCTGTTTCTGCTGGTGCAGCGAAAGGTGCGGTTAGCAAATTAAGAACAGGCAATAACGCAACAAGCATTTTTGTTCCTAATAATGTAAACTGATTACCTATTTTTCTAGTAACCTCTCCAAATTCCTGTAATTCTTTAACGGCCTCTGCACCAATAGCTTGATTCATTTGCTCAGTTACGGCTGCTAATGCAGCTTGCGTTCCTTCGGACTTTTTAAGTAGTTGTATTTGTTTTTCTCGTTCTGTTCCTTCTATACCTAAAGCTCCCGTCAATGCCTCTACATCGGGAGTCAATACATTAAATGCTTGACCTAATTTTGATGTGGCATCAAATGTTTGTTGAATTTGAGTTAATACTGCGGTAGCAACTAGACCTCCAGCAAAACCTCCTGTTTGTCCTCCCAGCTTTCCACCAATCAATCCACCTCCGAAACCAGCAGCAGCACCTAATGGTCCTTGTCCAAATAACAATGGAAATGCACCACTTATTAATGCTCCTGATAAGACACCACCGCCTCCACCTGTACTAACTCCTGGAACTGGAACGGGTTTTGGTGTTCTTGGTGGCCTTCGCTTGGGAGGTAATTCTGGACCAATGGAACCTCCTATTTGTCCAAAATTTTTACCTTTATTTGCTACTCTCTTTGTTAAATTTAATTCTTCCTTTTTTAATCTATTTGTTTTTGCTAGTTCCTTATTTAATCTTTTTTGTGTTCTTTCCTGTTTTAAAAGTAATGCAGCTTTATCTCTTTCATTCTTAAGTAGTGTTTTAGAATCGCCCTTTTTCCCCTGTGCTAACGCATTTAGTTTTGATATTCTTCTTTCTAAATTAGTTATCTGCTGGTTTATCTTCCGAACATCTAACTTAATATTTACATCGTAATTAGAGCCAGCCACTAATTTTTAGACAACATTAAACTTAGTTTAGCGTATCTTGCGAGTTTGAGCCTTTCTTTTTGCCTTTTCGTATGCTTTTTCTTCCTCTTCAGCTTGATGGTTAAAATATGCGTTCCAGCCGTACATTTCTTCTAAAGACATTTTATTTCGTATTTCAACTAATGTCATACCTAACTTTTCTGCAATAAAAAACTGCATATGAAGGTAACTATTCTTTTTTAACTCAGCTTTTTACGGCACTAGGGGTAGCCTCCTCGCCCAACTCTTGCATCTTTGTCATAAGCTCCAGCAATACTGACAATGGTATTTCTCTTCTAAGACTTGGTCTATCAGCTTCAGTAAATAATTTGTTACCGCTTTCATCTTCAGCCTTACCAATAATTACCTGGAGTGCAAAGTCTAAACTTCCTTCTTCCTGACCTCTGTTTGTCCTTATTAGAGTAGTATTTATTGTGTCTCTATCAGCAATAGTTAAAGGTGTCCAATAAACTTTTAAAATAACCTCTCCATTTTTGTAGATTTCATAACTGCTTTTGTTGTCTACACTAAAGGCTTTTTTTAGCTTGTCAATTGCTCTTTCTGTTGTCATGCAAAAATAATTTTAGTACTTATTAACTATAATACTACTTTATTACTTAAAGCCAACTTTTTTAAATGCCATTGCTATATCCTTGTTAATAAATCCTCCTTTTGTATAAATGTTGTACCAATTAGGTTTACCTCCTTCAGCCGATAGTCTACGTTTTGGAGGTCCAATACCATGTTCTGCATAAGTTACAGGAACTCCTTTGCTGCTTAATAATGTTTGCCCTGGTGCGTTTACTGCAAAACCAGCATACTTAGCTCGGTTTCCTATGTATAAATCTTGCTTTAAAGTTACATTAGGTACTCTTGCATTTTTTACTGCTCTAGGTTCACGAAATGGTATTACAAAGTAAGGAACTTGTTGTTTTCTTTTCCTAGTCGGTTGTACGGGGTTTTTTGATACTATCCAGTTTTCGCCAAATGTTCCTGTCCACCACGGACCTTTTTCAATTAATGAACGCACTATTGTTTTGGCAGCCTCTTTTCTTCCTTTAATTATTGCCTTTCTTAAATCTCCAGGCATCCTACTAAACGGTTTTCTTTTACCCATTGGCAGTAAAGTCGCAGCTTACAACAGCTAAGTAATGACTATCTCCCTCAACCGTAACAGAAGTTGGACCTTCTATTTGGGATACTCTCGGACTTACCGAAAATGTATCACTATAATTTGCAGCGTTTATAGATGTTAAACCGTCAATTAAAGATTCAGATATTGCAGATGCAACAGCACTTCCTTTGTTGGAAGGTGTCATTACTCCACAACGAATAGAACCTGCATAATAATCCTGAGATGCACCCTGAGTTTGAGTAGTGGATTGCGTAAAATCAAGACTTACCATCACATACTTTTTATTTTTTCCTGGTGTGGTAAAAGGCATATTATCAAAAACAACTGTTACCGTGTTATCAGCAGCCGTAACTGCATCTTTTATTGCGGTTTCAAATGCTGCTCTTACGTTTACTAAACTCATTAGAAAATAATATCTATACGGAATAAATAATCAGATCCACCTTTAAATGTTCTTATACTTGTTATTTTTGCAACTCTGTTAGATCCAGAAAAATTTAATGTTATCTCATCTTGAAGCAATGGTTGACTATCCCCGATTAAATCAGGAGTTATAATTAGTCTTGCAGTATTTTCCTGAAAACCTGATTCTTCTCTAGAATCAATAAACTGTAATATTGCTTTTATGTTGTAGGTTACATCTGTAGTAGTTATAGCTCCTGTTGATGGATTGTAAGTTGGACTTGTTTTTCGGGTGTAAACAATATCTGTTTCAAGAGAGTTACCAATGTCTTTTAAAACCTGTTTTGCTGCTTTAGCAAATACACTGTCTAACTGTCCTGCCATTATCCTCTAACTACCCTCATTTGATAAGTTCCTGCTCCACCTAGCATATACGCTCCAAGATAACTTTGTAACCACGGGTAAACATCTAGAATATTATTTATTGAGCCTACTCCCTGACTATCTGTGTTGTACTTGACCTGCATATCTCCGATTTTAACTTCTGAAAAATTACCTTCTGTTCCTGTTGTTCCTGTTATTGCACCTGTATCATTTGCTAAAGCTCTAGCTAATTCGTATTGTGCGTATTTAATGTTGTTTGGAATAGTAGAACAACTTAATTCCACTCTATCAACTTGATAATTTGTTCTAGGAAACTTTAAAGCCTGATCTTCGTCACATCTATCACCTT